ACACAAATTCAACGTTGTTATCGTCGATAGACATTTCTGGAATATTGGTCTGATTACGATCTCCTCCATTGGCAAACACAATGGTATTGCTGGGGTAATTTAATCTGACTTTGCGTATGGCGTCTAGGCTAGATCCGTCCGAGTCATTGTATTCTACAACGCCATCAACGCCTTTGATATTTTGTACCACTGCTTTGCGATCTTCAAATTGCATGAAAGGACGACCTTTTTTGCGAGTCAACCATGCATCGCTATTGATGCCTACAACTAATATATCTCCGAGTTTTTTAGCAGCTTGGAAGTAAGCAATATGGCCCGAATGTAAAGGATCGAACCCTCCTGTGACTAGTACTATTTTCATGCCAATATTTAATGTTATTGGCAATGCAAGTTATAATTTTCCCATCCAGATAAGACTACGATCCAGCCAAGGAATAACTAGATCTTGCTGACGTATATACCCGTGAGCATTAATGCTCTTGCAGGCACTGTCTAGTAATAACCCACGCTCAGCAAGATCATACCATGTTGTAGTACGAAGATCTAACGGTTCTTGAGCTCCTTTGTATACTATAGCGTGTATACACGGATCTTCGACGGTTTCACGAAAAAAGCCTCCGGCGCAATCCCACCCTGTAACAGCCAACATGTGCATAAGGCTTATAATAGTATGATGATAGTAACACCCATTGGCCTGATGATATGCCAGTTGATGATGATGCACATTGATAGTTTTTGGTACTGAAAGAATCAGCATTCCATTGGTATTGGTTATATTTCTCCATTTGATTAGTGTGTTCAATGGGTCTAAACAATATTGAAAAGCGTCATGACACCAAAGCACATCATATTTTTGTGTGTTTTGTGGAAGATCTTCAAAATTATTACGTTGATAAATGATATTTGAATATTGGTTGGTCATAACAAATTCTTCATTTTGATCAATACCTGTGCATGCTATATTCAATGGCAGTGGCGAAATTGTTCTAGTTGTTAATGTAGCCCACCATTCTAAATCAAGGCCTGCACCGCAACCTAAATCCAGCACCGTGGCAATACTTTCTATAAATTCATCATATTCACGCAACATATTTAATATAGTCAGACTGTGTGCATGACTGTGTCTAGGAGTTGCAAAAGTAATCATATTTGTATGTCCTCCATTCCAGCAGTGCGCAATCTTACTATGTGCCCCATTTGCCACTGCTTGGTATCAAGCCCTTTCATGATACCCAACCAGCGATTGCGCAACAATGCAACTTCATTAATAATAGTTTCAAAGTCAATTACTTCGTCTTCGCCGTCTACATATTTTTCTGCATCTCTGCTAGTTAATGCTCTGGCATACCCTTCAAGATATTTTTGAAAATGCCGACGACGAATTTTACGAAGTTGTATATTCAGATAATTTAATATTGCTTCAATTTCTTGCAACTGATTAAATCGGTGTTCTGTGATTCCAGGAAGTGCAGATATATTTTTTTCGACCACACCTTTTATACGACAATCATTTTTAGCAATATCAAGTTCCTGTTCATAATATGCAATAAAATCTGGTATTGCACTGAGGTCTGACACCACACGACTGTACCACATCAATCTTCCCAATCAGAATCTATATCTTCATCTTCTTCGATTTCATCTTCTTCGACATAGTCTTGATCATTGTCAAGATATACTGTTAGTGCTCGTTTAATATCAGCATCGCCTTTAAATGTAGTCTTAATATCTTCCACATCACTGTCATGGTCGATCAAGATTGATACAATTGTTTCTGCGGCATCAGCTCTGTCTACTGTATTAACGTATCTTTTAAGTTCACTCCAAATTTCATTGGCTATAATTTCAATCATGTTTGTCTCCTCTAAGGATAGTTATTTCATTTTTAAAAGTGCTAAATTTTTTCATTGTTAATAATCAAATGTTTTTGCTGTTAATTTAAGTTGATCTAATTTAGATTGTATAAGTTTATCTGTGTTGTTAATAGATCCTTGTACCCATCGTTTGCTTCTCCTATATTGTTGAAATGCTATCCAAAAAGCGTTTTTCCATTCAAACACAATAGAACTGTTGCACCAAAATCCAGGTCTAGCTTTGGGTAATAATACACCTTGTTCATAGTACTTAGATTGTTGGTAAAAAAATTCTGGTTCTAATAGTAATTCTACAGATTCAATCTTGACTGATGTTAAATGTATTTTTTTGTCGGCAACAATGTTACCATGTTCATCAACTTGTGTGTCCATTGGTCCTTTGTTGGTTAATCCAAACTCCAAACGATTGCAGTTGTCGTAATCGTACAGAACATCAAATTCTATCTTGTGATTTCCAGTTGGCAACAATTGTTTATAAATTTCTTTGTTGTTATAGCTGACTGCAAATTCAGCATCGCCGTTGCATGAAAAACTATCTAGTTCAATGACAATTTTGGTACCAGGAAATAATTTTTTTATTTTGTTTTTTAAAAATCTCGGAATATCATCTAATACTGCAACACTTGGACAAACAGAATAATTGGCAAAGTCTAAATTTTCATCGTAAAATTCTTTCCATTTATCTTTGCTGTCTTTAAGAGTGTTAACGGAATTATTGATTGTGGCATAACTATCATCGTTAGGAACACCATAGTCTAAACACATTTGATACATGATCAACAATCTAGCCAACCGGGCTTTGATGGTCAAGCTGGGATTTTTTTTAGTGTACCACTGGGTGGTAAAATTTTCTTCTGCGGCATGTATTCCGTTATATTCGTGATCAGTTGCTGCTGGAGTATCTTGCAACACATTAAAAATTGTCAATCTCACTGTGGTAATTGTGTTGTCTGCATAGTAAGGTCCAAGTTTTAACAACATTTCTAAATGCTCTTCGAAATCCGAAAAACGTTCGCTCCAGTGTCCAACAATATTATTGATATTGGATTGAATTCCGTTATTGTGCATATGTTTGAGTTCGTAGTAAAGACCTTCTACTGTGGTTTTTTTATTCATGGATTTTAACACATGATTACTGCCAGATTCTGCACCAATGGTCACGTGCCTACAACCAGACTTGGCCGCCATTTCAAAAAAATCTGGTTTGAGAATACCAGGCGGTCTGGCAATCCAGTTACCACTCCATGAAATACGTTGATCAGTGGGGCGTGTTTCGTTGTACTGTGCCAATGCATTGCACGTTTCTTTTAGTGATTTTAAATTGCCATTGGCAATAGAATCTGTAAATGCAAATTCGTAAATTTGATATCTCTCGGCTAGATATATCATCTCACTGGCCAATTTGGCGCCGGACTTAAATGAAAATCGTTTGAACTGTGCGCCTACATCACAAAAATCACAACTACGTACACATCCTTTGCTGCTGATCACTGACAATTGAGGACGACCCATAATACCTTTGTACATGTTAAAATCTACATCATCATAATTGCTAAATGGATAATCTAAATTTTTACGTTTGGCAGTGAGGTGAGTTAACGCGGAATCTGTATGATCATTCGACAGCAGATCAATTATGGCGTCCTCTGCGTCTCCAATGATCAGATGATCTGCCATTTTTCGTTTGACCACAATATCACTAAAATTGATTAATTTTTCTGCCGAAGTAAGATAATGGTCAACACTGTAGTGATGTCGAGTGGCCAACCCACGCCCGCCTAATACGATTTTTACATCAGGTAACTCGTTTCGTATTTTAAGCATTAATTCCCAGGCTGCTCTCTGTCGATACACTGAAAATACACTCAGTCCCAGATATCTGAATTTATTAGATTCGTTTTTGATATTTTTTATTATAAAATCATAAAATTCATCAATTAAATTTTGATGCAGGAATTCTGGATTATATGAAGATAAAAAATATTCTTGCAACGAGTCAAAAAGAAATGAGTCTGATTTACAAATAGTGTGCAGTAAATTTGTATTGAAATCGTGAGTTTTAATTAAATAACCAAATTCTTGCGCAATGCCTTTGAGTACCGCTGGTCCACATTCTGCTAGCTCTACATCAGACCACGGAATACTTAACAAAAGCATGTCATAATTATCAGTCATCTTTTTCTAAATCAGTTTCTACATATTCTTCTTTGATGTTGCTAAAATCTTTCATTACTGTGTCAAGACACCCATCGTCGTTGCGTTCCCACCCTTTGCGAAACTTTTTAATAATTTCGCCATCACTGGTAGTAAACACAAGACTGTTGCCTTCTTTT